AGAAATGTTCAGGGATTCCAAAAACATCTTTTTAGCCAATTTGGCGAAATTGTCAAAGATGCTGCTGACATTGTAAGGGATCAAGCTAAAGCAAATACCGCCAAGTTTAAGGAACCTACTGGAGCAACAGAGAAAGGCATTATAAGCGCCGTAACATGGGACAAAAACAAGAGTAAAGCGTTTGCGGGGGTTGGCATGGACCCAACCATGAATGATACCTTTGTCAAGATAAGCAAAAACGGCAAGCGTTATTATTATCCGGCATCGCTTGAATATATGAATGGTGGGAAAAATGCATTTCTCAGGCCAGCACTCAAAAAGAAGCGGGCAGCGGTCAAAAAACTCATTGCCGCAAGGGTTAGCGCTTTAGTACAGGGGGCGAAAATGGCATGAGTCTAAAAGCAAGCCTATACACCTACTTATCAACCTATGCAGGGCTAACCGCGCTAATTGGCACAAGGATTTATCCAAGCGGCGATGTACCCCAAGGTCCTGTCATACCCTACTGCGTATATTCGCGACCCAATAGCGAGCGAGTTTACTCACACCAGGGTTTTAGTAGCCTTACTGACGATAATCTGCAAATCAACTGCTATTCGACAACAACTCTAAGCGTCGAAGCAATCGAGGCGCAAGTCATTGCGGCAATCGAGGCATGGCCAGCAACAAACGGCAGTGTTCAGGCGGCGTTCGTTGATAACGTCGTGGGCGATCTTTACGACCCACAAACAGAGCTTCAATTTTCAGCGATAGAAATTTCTATCGCTCATTCATTTTAAGAGGGAGTGATTTATATTGACTACAGCAGCAGTAGCGGCATTTGGGACCACATTTACATGGAATTCTCAAACAGTCGCAGAGTTGACCAATATTGGGGGCTATGAACTATCAGTCGACATGATTGACGTAACAAATCACCAATCAACAAGCGGATTCAAAGAAGTGATTGCCGGGCTCGTTGACGTTGGTGAAATACCCATCGAAGGTAATTTTAAATATGGAGACACAAATGGGCAAGTCGCGATGATAACCGATGCAGCCGCCAGAACTTCGCGGACAATCACGATAACTTTCCCGAGCAGCCTAGGTGTGCTTTCCGGTACGGCCTATATTACAAAGCTCAAGATTGGCGACAATCCACATGATGGGAAAATACCTTTTTCAGCCTCGGTAAAAATCACCGGAGTCCCGACCTTTACCGTCACCGCAGGCGAAAACCTGACAGACTTAACCGTTACGACCGGAACTCTCGTTCCTGTTTTTGCGGCTGGCACTTACGCATATGTAGTTAATATTGCGGCAGATCAGTCAAGCGTCACGGTTACCCCGACATGTGCGGCAGCTGACAGCATCACAGTCAATGGCAACACCGTTGCATCCGGCGTACCTTCGGGAGCGGTTGCATTGGGCGCGGTCGCCACTGTCACCACAATCCATGTTATTACCATCGACGCGGGCAAGACGAACAAGGATTACACCCTGTATCTGACCAGAGCGGCATCATAAGGAGGATTTATGCGAACTAAAAACGTTACCATAGCCGGAAAAGATATTGCTATTAGGGAGCAAAAAATCAAAGACCTCAAGGGTCTAATCCCCAAAATCGGAACAGCCTGGACCGACCTTTCAAAGGGTGATATCTCAGGGATAGTTGACCGCTTCGGCGATCAACTATCGGAGGTATTTCCCGAACTAAAAGGGGTAGAACTAGACGAGCTCTACCCGTCGGAGCTAGAAACGTTTGTGGAGGCGTGGATTGAGGTAAATTTTACTGGCGTAAAACGCCTACTCGGGCCGCTGCTGTCTTTGGCGAAGTTGGGGCAGGACAAGCTCGCGTCCGATTCGGGCGGGCCTTTGGGCAACCTGACTACTGGCAAGAACTAACTGTTAGCGACCTTGAGATTGTCTTAAAAGAGCTAGACGAGCAGGAGCATTGGGAGCGTTTTGAGCGATGGCAACAGACCGCTTTTCTGTGCTCACTAATTGCCAACGTAAACCGTGACGTCAAAAAGAAAAGCAACCCTTTTGAACCAAAAGACTTTAACCCAATTCCTGCACCAGGAGAAGAAAAACAGGAACCAAAAAAGCCACAGACACCTGAAGAAATGGCGTATGTGGCTAAAATGCTCGTCGCCGCTATGGGTGGGAAGATTCAATGAGAATAGCAGGGGAGTTTACCCCTGCTATAAATTTAACTGCTCCATAAGCCATAGTTGCGACTTTTGAGCGTAATTGATGGCCATTTCCAAGGCGCCGAGTGACGTTCCATCGCCGATAAATTTTAACTGAACGCTTCCGGGCTTGACGCCGGGTTCAACAGTTATTGCCTTAATGGATTTTATGGGCACACTCCCCGCCTGAACCCCACCCAACATTCCAGTATATTTTACAAAATTTTCATCGATGGCAAGGGTTACGCCTGAAAGGAATCCAGGATTAAATTTAACCTTTTTCATAATTACACCCCGTTTCATTTTATTAACATCTTTAAGCCATTATACATTATTTTTCCAAAAAGGAGGACGGAAAATGGCAAATTCTCTTGGCGAATTATTGGTCAAAATTGGCATTGACGCCTCCAGCCTTAAAACAGGACTAAACGCGGCAATCAAAGATTTGACCAAAATGGGTAATCAGGCAGAAAAAGGATTCGGCCCGATTATGGATAAAATTGGCGCAGGACTTAAAATAGTCGGCACCGCAGCCGCTACAGGTTTCGGTGCCGCTTTGATTGCTGGCGTCAAAGCGAATTCTAGCATGGAGCAATACCGAGCAACACTAGAGACGGTCATGGGCGATAGCCAGAAAGCCGCCGAAAAGCTGGATTGGGTCAAGAAGTACGCAGCTAAAACCCCATTCGAGATCCCGGAACTTGTTGAAAGCACGGTAAAACTGCAAGCGATGGGGCTTGAGGCTGAAAAAATGCTACCTATTGCCGGGGATATGGCCTCTGTTTTTGCCAGTTCTGGGAAAACCGTAGGTATGGCCACAGAAGCAATAAATGACGCAATGATGGGGGAATTTGAACGTCTCAAGGAATTCGGAATTAAGCTCGGAGCCGCAGACTTTAAAGAAGGCGGCAAGTACGCCGGAAAGACATATGCTGAAGCTATAACCGAGGAAGTCAAAAAACACAACTACACAGGAGCCGCAGATAAATTAAGTCAAACGTTCAGCGGCAGATTATCAACACTAAAAGATACACTCATGAGTGCCCTTTCCTCCGCTACAGGTCCCTTATTTGATAAAATAGCGGCAGGCATGGGCAATCTTATTACTAAAATAGACGAACTTTCAGCTAATGGAACGCTGGATCAATGGGTAAATGATGCAACATACGCCTTTAATACTTTTTGGGCTATTGGCTCGATAGTGTTCGATGCAATAATAAACTCTGGAAAATGGATTATCGACAACTGGGGGCTTATTGGCCCTATTGTGGCGGGAGTTGTAGCGGCTTTTGTGACCTTCCAAGTTGTCACAGGCATAATTAACATCGCAAAGTCGGCAATGATAGCCTTTAATTTTGTTTTGGCAATGAACCCCATTTCCTTGGTTGTGCTGGCGATTGCCGCATTAGTAGCCGCTGGCGTAGCTCTATATATGCACTGGGATATAGTCAAGGCAAAAGCACAGGAACTTTGGGCATGGCTCACAAATGTATTTACTGGCATAAAAACAACAGCGTCGGATATTTGGGATAATATCAAAACAGCTATAGTCACAAAAGCGGGAGAACTAAAGGATAGTGCTATAAGTAAATTAAGTGAACTGTGGGATTATATCAAATCTATCCCCGGCGAAGCCTTACAATGGGGAGCGGATATAATTCAGGGAATCGTAAACGGCATAAAAAATGCGGCGTATGCAGTCGGTGATGCCGTAAAGGGTATTGCCCAAGACATAAGGGCATTTTTACACTTTAGCGTACCGGATAGAGGCCCCTTGGTAGACTTTGAATCATGGATGCCTGACTTTATGAAGGGGCTTGCTAAAGGGGTTAAGAAAAATAAACACCTTGTCATCGACGCGATCAGCGGACTTGCATTGGGGATGGATATTAGGGCTAATTTTAGCGACCTGAAACAAGGCCCACGTAACTCACGAATAGGGACATCACCTGACAAGTTAGGCTCGCTTGGTGACGACAGCACAGTAACAACCATAACAAACATAACAAATCTAAACATGGACAGCCGGAAAGTCGCCTCGGCGACAAGTAGGGCACAATACGACCGAAACAAGACCAGATCCCGCAGCCTGGGGGTGGCGACGTCATGACAACTCCAATAAAAATATGCAGTGCCGCATTAGCCGAGTTAGCGACAATAGACGCGGTTATCAGCTGCGAGCGAACCGAAAAAATCAACAGCGACAACATGCTCAACTTTACAGTGGAACTCGACACCGCAATGACAGCATTGATTAACGACACGAACGTTGTCGGCCTTGGCCCAGACTACTTCGACATAGCCAAATATACCAAGAAACAAAACGGCGGCAACCTACCAACCGTAACGGTCGAGTGTGAGCATGTCAGTTACAGACTAAACGACTCAGAATATGATCTTGACACATTTACCGAGACAGGCACACCGACGGAAATTCTTACCGCTATATTAGACGGCACCGGGTTTACGGTCGGTACCGTTGATTTCTCCACCCCCCTAACCTGCTCAGCACAAGAGGCAAAGAGTAGGCGCCAAATACTCATGGGGTTCGTAGCAACACTTGAAGGCGAAATCGAATGTGCAGGCTTTGAAGTCAGCATAGTAACAGCGCGCGGATCCGCCGAAGCGAAGGACCTAACCGCAAATAATAACCTTACACTAATATCTAAAACAGTGGATAAGCGCACACTGGATAGCTTGGGAAACCCTACAATATCCTATGAGTGCGCTTTGTACGACCCTGTAGTGGCATTGGAGCTAGGCGATGTCGTCGACCTTGAATATACGCTCTTGGATATGGACATTGAACTTAGAATTGTATCACTAACCACTAACCCCTATGATGATCTTGATGTGTCCTTTGAGGTTGGTAATTATGTCAACGCTCTAGAAGATGACCTCTATCGAATTGAAACTTCTACGGTCAGCAAGGAAAAGGTTTACAATGGTTGCCGAATTGGTCCTGATTACGGATTCCAGGTTGAGAGAAGCGATAAAAAAGCCAGAAACACCATGAATGCCACGGAGGGAAACACGCTCGAAATAGGCGACGGTGAAGGGAATTATGTCCCTGTTTTTTATGTCACTATCGACGAAGTAACAGGAGTAGCGAAGCTATACATCGACGGAACGGTGAGCGCTGTTAGTATTTTAGGTGCCGTTGTCCCAGACATCCTTTACTTTGGCGAAGTAACAGAAGTCGGCCAATGCCGAATAGATAGCAGGGTAGATGGATTTAGAATTCAGGCGCACCAAGAAGGTAACTACCTGGACTTAGATGATGACGGAAGCTTGGTTCTTTATATAGACGATGCTGCTATAGCACAGATACAAGCAGATGGTTTTTATCTCAATGGGACCAAGCTGGTAAGCGGCAGCGGCAGCGGCATATCAGCAGTTGAAACATCGCTTGTATATAGCGCAACTGGGGTTACGATTACAAAAGACGGCACAGGTGAAATATGGACATGGTCTAAAGATGGTACCGGAAGGATAACCTCAATGACTAGCAATAACGGTCGGAGCATAGCAATCACCTACTAATGAGGGAGGGGGTATAATGGCAGATTCAATAGCTCCGAATGCAGGAGATATATACTTGTTCGACATAGCAGATAATGGTGGGTCCCAAGACATACGACTCGTATTTTTCGAGCCAAGCGACGTCACAAATAATAACTCATATAGGGTGTTTATCGTAGCTACCGTAAACGTGGCAACGGTCGACTTAGCACTACTCGCAGCCGCAGCGTATTCAGTGATACCGAAAACCGGGGCGAACGTAGAACATATTTTTACCTTCCCATCCGGTAGAGTAGACGTAAACGGAAACACAATAATTGAGGATGTCCAGTATCAAGCGGTTGTTCAGGCATACACAACATCGGGAGTGTCTAATTTTGTAATATCCACAGCAACGCTTACCTTAGGACCTGAAACGGTACACATAACACTTATTGGAGATTCTACTATTAATATGTACGTGGACGAGGGTGCCTATTCAGAGCAGGGAGCGACTGCATCCGATGAATCAGAGGTATCTATCAGCGGTGATATGGTTGATACAGAAACTATTGGCACCTACCACGTTTATTACAATACCCTAGGTGCTAATGAGGTCACCAGGACAATATATGTTGTATCACGCCCTACAGATTTTGACTATGGCTTTTTGATGGGAATGCAGCTTGACGGTGGTGAGATCGAGATTAATGGCGATTACGGAGTAGGGGATACGATAACGGCCTCAAGCCTTCACCTTGAGGAGTCGGGGGATTACACAATAATTAGTTAGGGGGTGATACAAATAGATGATATTGCTTTTCACAATGGGCTAATCGTAGGCATGGCTTCCGTCAGCAAGGTGACTGGTAATGGGAAGAAGTATAAAATAGGGGATACCATACTATCTGATAATTTGTCTTTGTTACCGGTATTAGAATGGAGAAAAAGTAATGCAGCTCGCGCTACCGAAATAGCTATAGATTCAGCGGATAATATTTATGCTACTTTTGATGTAGCAGTAGGAAATAAAAGTGTTATCAAATTTGATTCATCTGGAACCGAAATCTGGTCAAAAACAGACATTGGTAGAGCTCGATGTATCGCTGTAGATCAAGATGATGATGTATATGTTGGGTATATCTATGCAACAGCTGGGCAAGTTCTTCTGCGTAAGTTGGATTCATCCGGCAACGAGCTATGGACTATAACGAGTGACAACATAGATCATTATGTATACGATATAAAAGCTTATGGGGGTTATGTATACGTAGCAGCAACAAATGTCTATAAGTTAAATGAGTCTGACGGAAGTCAAATTTGGGCAAAAACCATTCCTGATGTTTACGCAATGGGCATTGATGTTGATTCTTCAGGAGTATATGTAGCATGTAAGTCATCTTCTAGTTCTTGGGTTAAAGCTCGAAAGTTAGACTTAGACGGAAATACTGTATGGTCTAAACTGGGGTACACAGCTGGTTTGTCTCCTTATCATGCGGTCGTGGATTCAAGCGGAGATATTTATTTTTCTCTTTTTGATTATTCGAACTGTATAATAAAATATGATTCAGCGGGCACCTTGCTTGGAACATACTCTAGTGCACATTACCCCACGCATATGATTGCTGATCAGAATGGTAATGTGTATATAAGTAGCAGCAATACTCCCGGGTATAAAACTATTCAAAAATTTGATTCTTCATTTACGGAACAGTGGTCTAGTGCGCTTTATGGCTGGACGACATCTTTGGCCTTGTGTTCAGATGGAAAATTATTATCAACAGATTACGACTCACCATACTATTTAAGGAAGTTAAGGATGGAAAACGAATATACAATTTCCGCCTAAAGCCGTCACAGGCTTTATTTTTATCCAAAGAAAGGGATGACAAAATGGCAAAAACGAGAATTTGGCGCAATAACGCGGTCGATCTGCCGCAGGAGTGGATGGGCACAACGGCAAGCAAGCCAGCAGACGGCGAGGATTACCCGGCAGGGACAACCTACGAGGATACCGACACAGGGGCAAAGTATAAGTACGACGGGGCTGTTTGGGTTAAGCAGGAGGCAGGGGCGACAGGGGTTACCATGCCAGCAGGGGGAGCTG